TCACTTCAGCGGGTAGTCATCAAACTCACCAGTCCGCGCGTCATTGATGATGTACGTCACCACCCCCTTCACTACGACTCGTTCCTCACAATCGTCGTCAGTTATCCATGTCTTTTTATCAGCGTGGTCCAGTTCTTCCAGGTGCACCTTTGGCAGCAGCCTGAGACGCAACAGCCGTATCTGGTCATTCAGATGACAAATCACCAGGCTTCCGTCTACCGGAGTCAGCGATGTGTCCATGACCAGCAGAGCACCTCTCTTGATTCCTTCCCGCCATGATGTAGCAGCGTAACGGATGAAGAATGTCGCCGCTGGTTTTCGTATCAACTCCTTGTCGAGTGAGATCGCATCCTCGTGGTAATCAGCAGCAGGGCTGGGAAACTGTGACATGGCAACCATAACTCACCTCATTGGCACTGTATGTACATACAGTACCAATGCATGGATTTTGATCGTTGCAACCGATCGATTTGAAGATTTTGATCGTTATTTCCCATAACCAAATAGTGAGCAATTTTGGGACATTTATTATAAATTTAAATTGTCTTTAAATATAAATATCCAATCGGTAAATCATCGTGAAAAATAATTCCGCGCTGTTTGTTGGTTCTTTTTTTGAAAGTGACCAAAGCTCAAAAGTAAACCTGGCATTATCTTATGATGGAGAACGATTCGAAAAAATAAAGGCTCAATTCCTTTGGGCTATTGGTGGAACTGGAGAAGTTTTAGGGAGAGACCCATCAATTATTTATCACAACGGTTGGTGGTTAATAGCCGTATCAGGATATACAGAAAACGTTTATGACGTCGATTGCTGGCGCTCACGTGATTTAACCGTGTGGGAACTGGTACGAATTAAGCTTGGCGATACGCCAGTCTGTGGGAAACGATTACCGGGTTCAGATCTGGTGACCACTGACGTGTGGGCTCCTGAATGGTTTGTTGATGACGAAAATCTGTTCCTGATAGTCAGCCTGCGTTATTACAACGATCAGACTGACAGTAAAGGTGTAAATGTCAAAAGTTTTAAAACATTCTATTCTGTCTGTTCTGATGTTGAGAGACTGGAGTTTTACGATCCGGTTGCGGTAAATATCGAACCAAAAAACATGATTGATTCTGTTTTTTCCAGAATATTCCAGACGTATTACCTGACAATAAAAGATGAAATCACCAAAAAAATTGAGGTGTATTGTTCAAATTGTTTCTCAGGACAGTTCACGAAATTATCAGTAATTCCGTTTACTCAGGCGGCGGAAGGCCCGGCGCTGGTTTATTTGCCGGACGGCACGATCAGAATCTATGCGGATTTTTTCGACACAAAAAAATGGACTTATTTTGTAGACACGAAAGACTTCGTGACGTTCACGCCAGAGCGCCCCGTTTTGTTTGACGGCAGAATTAAGCGCGGGACTATTACAAATGTGCTGAACTGGCGCGATAGTGAAACCGCATTGCAGCAACTGTCGGCGCTGTTCTGTGCAAACTCCGGGGATTTACAGCCAGGGAAAATCCACAAGCTCATTGATGTAGCGGGAACGAGCAATATCAACGCTACTGATTTAATCTGGTGGCCTGAAACTGGACATTGTTATTTCACCGAGGGGTTATCCGGTAACGTGACAATCAATGCGCTGCCAACTGTTTACCCGGACGGGAGTTCGTTTTATCTGATGGTCCGAAGCGCAACGCCGGGAGCTGGTGATCTGACGCTTAAACAGGCTGTCGGCGACCTGTACCACCCGGCTAATGGCATGGCGATATTTGATGCTGATTTGGTAGTGGCGGCTGGCGGGAACGCCGCATCACGTCTGTTTAGAATGGTGTGCTTTGATGGCCAGTTGTGGGTTGAGGGGGTTTTCTGATATAATTGTGGCTCAATGAAAATTGGGCCACATAATGAACAATAAAATATTTTCCGTCCAGTATCTTCGTGGAATAGCAGCGCTACTTGTGGTGCTGTACCATTTTTCTTTTTTTACTCCGCGCTGGTTTGCTAATTTATTTGCAAATGGCATGGTGGGCGTTGATATTTTTTTCATTATCTCTGGATTTATTATTTATTGGTCAACAATAAATCCTGAGGAATGCAGACCAACGGTATTTATTGTTAAACGATTCGCCAGAATATACCCGCTATTTTTTGTTGTGTTACTGGTTTCGTTGTTATTGCAACCTGCGCCTGCCACACAATTATCCAGGGGTTTTCTGGTTCTGCACAACGATTACACACTACCCGCTCCGGCGTTTGGATTTAATCTGCTACCGCCCGCGTGGACATTGACTTATGAAATATCGTTCTACGCTATTTTCTGTATGTGCGCTGCAATAACGACCCGGTATCGAGGTTCATTGTGTATCGCGCTGCTGATTGCAATCCCGGCAGTGCTACAGGTTGCGTTTAATGGAGGGTTGTCGTTTAACAGCACAGTCACCGCTATCCCTCCTGCTGACTCGCCGTTTTATGGTCTAATCAGGCTGGCAGGCTCAACGATGTTTTATGAGTTTGCGTTTGGGATTATGTCTGGAATGATATTTGAAAGGTTTAAATTAATTCTTCCTAACTTAACTGCTATTACTATAGCAATATTCGCATCGGCTTTATTTTTCTATTTTTTCTTCACATTCTCAGACCATACCAGCGGTATAGAAGGAATGTTCTTTTTTGCTGCAATATTTTTTGTGGGCGTTTTGATGCTGGATAAATCAAAGGCGGGAGAGATAAAAGCATTATCAATTCTTGGCGACCTGACATATAGCATTTATCTCTGTCATTGGCTGGTAATGCAGATGGTACAGAAATTTATTCCGATTGGGGAGTATAAGCACTGGGGCGTCCTTGTCCCCTGCATGCTTGTTGCTTCTCTGATGATGGCATTCGCAGCTAACCGGATAATTGAAAAACCGTTTATCCGTCTGGCCCGTTCGGCGCTGAAACGCCAGGAGATTACGACGCGGTAGCAGGACGTGGCGGCCATTCAAGGCTGTCACTTAATATCGCTGCTTCATCATTAAACTTCATTTTCTTCAAGGCATCGATATGAGCAAGCCACTCTTTAAAGGTCGCCTTCTCTTCATCGGTGATGATCTCCAGAATGAGCTTAGAAGGCCAGTGTTCGCTGCTTATATATGCGTTAGCCGCAGAGATTAACGCATCTCTCTTTGACTCGGCCTGTGCCAGTTTAAGCGCGAACAGTTCTTCTTTAGTTGGCTCGGGAATTTTTTCCCACGCAGGCATGCCGTCTGGCCCTGCAACCCTTCGCATGCCGTCTTTAACTGTTGGGTAAAATTCGGCGAAAACACCCATATCAACCGGCACAGCATCACTGTATTCGTCCGTCTTTAACAGAGAGCTTTCCTTGAAAACAAAAGCGTTGCTTTTGGCACTATATAAAAAATCTGAATCAGACATTACGCTCTCCCGATAGCAATCCAGTTAAAAACTGTTGGCTGCGCAGTAAAGTTGTGGTCGGACGAACTCCAGGTTGCAGAACGAACATTAAAGCTCCCTGCGTTAACCTTTTCGGCACCATACACGGTTAAGAGTTGATAGATACCGCCGGAGGCTGTCCATCCAGAGACATGGCCTTCTACTGCAAATACCTGGTATGAGCTCATCGCCACACCCATATTCACATTATAAAATCCGTTACTGTCCGTTGTACCTACATCCATCTGGATGATCATATTGCCAGGAAGGCGAATAACCACACCAGACCCGGTTGTTGTATAGGTAAAGGATGACATATCCGGAACTTGCCCGGTAGCCGGTATAAATCACACACTCTCCGACATACACATCATCCGGATGGGCAAACAGCTCTTGTTTGTCTGTGAGCTCTGCCATTGTTGGCTCCGTTTATCCGTTAAAAGGGATATCAGTTAAGTTATCCCGTGCAGGGTATAAGCCATTGTCGAGACCACTCATTGAATGGCCTCTGCAATAACCGATGTCTTTCCATCAGTCCGCCACAACAAAGAATCTTTTTTGCCATAAGGCAGGAGGTTCATCTTTCAGTGGCTGCCAGTGTTATTTCCCCACTTACTGGCTTGGGTTGTTTCGTGGTACTGCCGTAACTGGTTGCCAAGAATAAATTCCGGTTTCATTATCAAGCCCACCCGTAGATGGGCTTTGTAATGGATAGCCGTTGCTCAGTTCTCGTAATGCTTTGATTTTTCCGATAACGCAGTTTTGCGTTTGCCATCAGCACGCGATATCGAGAGTCAACTGCAGTTGCTCGCGCCAGTACTCAACATTTGCTTCAATAACCGGCTTATCCCATCGCCAGCGAGCCATCTCTCTTGCCCCATTGCTGGCTTTTGATTTCCGGTCATCGCGAATGCGACATGCTTGCTCATATTTCTGCTGCTCAGTCAGTTCACCGCGAAGCAGACTATCAATGTGCAGGTCGCACCACACAGCAAAACGAGCATCACACCAACGGGCAAATGCAACTGAAAGTTTTGGATGTAGCCACGTACCACCACCCCTGTCCTTTCGTGCCTTGCTGGTTTTTACATACCTCGATTGTGAGGGATGTAAAATTTGAGATTCTTTCCCGGTCAACGCTTCGTCTAAAGCACGAACGTATTCAAGCGTTTCTGCCAAACGCATCCAGTTATCAATGCGTTTTCCAAATCTCTCAGCAACACCTGTGACGTTGATCCAACCATCAGTGTTGAAACTGACAATTTCACCTTTGTAATTAAGTGGCACGATATTCATAACGTTTACCTACCATTTGAAATGAACCTTTGCCGCATAGGAAACCAGCCCACCGAGGCTCGCCAGCACTAACTGGTATCCTCAAAGGCCCATTCCAAAGGGGCAGGTTCGGTGTAAAAAACATGCGTTGCGGTACGCATTTATTGCAAAAAGCCCCGCATCGCGAGGCTCATTAAATTGACTTTGTGATTTGCAAAAAAATTATTTCAGGCATTGCGTCCTGATGTATTCCTGCAGGTAGTTAACCTGCGCGGTTATCTTGTCGATTCCACTTCGGAGACGGTAATAATTGAGTTCAGCATCTGCTGTAAGTCTTGGGCTTTCTCCATCGCCCATGCTGCTGGCTCCGGTCGTTGACTTTGCACAGGTGGCGGCGACTTGCAGGCGCTTACGACCAGCAGAAACATCAGCACGGAGACTTTCGATAGTCGCGTTAGCATCAGCAAGCTCCTTTGTATATCTGGCATCGAGTTCTGCTACATCACGTTGACGCTTCCGCATGTCAGCGATGGTGGCGTTCGCCTTCTCCAGTTCACTGGCCTTGTTATCGCGCTGCTCTTTGTAGGCGATTGCGTTATCACGGTAATGATTGACCGCCCACGACAGGCAGACGATGATGCAGATAACCAGAGCGGAGATAATCGCGGTTAACCGACTCATGACATCAACACCCCAACGGCCAGAAACCACGGCCACGCATCGTTGCCATTCAATGCGAGCAACGCTGCCATGAAAAAGCAAATCATGCTCATTGTTGCCCCCACAAACAGACTTCACGCTCAATCTCACGACGGGTCATCAGCCCTTTCCATTGCTTACCGCCAGCGTATGTCCAGCGCCGTAGCTGATCACATGCGCCCTTGATATCGCCCTGGTTTATTTTGCGAAGAAGCGTCGATGTTCTGAAATTGCCTGTGCCCACGTTATAGACGAACGAGTAAAGAGCGCCGCGCGTTGTTTCCGGTATATCGACTTTGATGTACGGGTTAATTTGTCTGGCGACCGTGGCAAGGTCTTTATTCAGGAGGGCTTTGCATTCTGCTTCGGTATACGTTTTACCGAGCATGATGTCTTTTCCGGTGTGTCCGTGGCATACAGTCCATACACCAACAATATCTTTGTATGGTATGTAGCTGACACCTTCCAGACCATCGTTACCACTCGGTCCAGTGATTAACACAGATGCTATAGCAATAGCCCCGCCACTTATCGCCGCTATTACGCTATTTCGTAGTGCCGGTGACATTGCCATTCAATCTGTCCTCGCGCTCTTTGCGCTTGTAGTACCAGTTGATGCCAAATGTGCCGACAGTACAAAGAATACCAATGATGACAGCCCAGTCATTCAGGGAGAGAATGCCACCCATCGCAGTCAGTCCTCCGAAGCTGTAACTGAACCATTCTCTGATTTTGTCCATACGGTACATGCTCTACCCCTTCATTGAGGGGATTTGCTCTATTTAATTAGGAATAAGGTCGATTACTGATAGAACAAATCCAGGCTAGTGTGTTTAGTAATCAGATTTGTTCGTGACCGATATGCACGGGCAAAACGGCAGGAGGTTGTTAGCGCAACTTCTTGCCACCCGCTTTCACGAAGGTCATGTGTAGAAGGCCGCAGCGTAACTATCACTGATGAATTCAGGACAGCCAGTGGCTACGGCTCAGTTATGGTGCTGGTTAACGGACTTGAACCGCTACCCATTCGCTTACAAGGCGACTGCTCTACCATTGGAGCTAAACCAGCATATTTGGCGGGACAGCGTGGACTCGAACCACGATAAGAAGGTTAACAGCCTTCCGTAATGACCTTATACGACTGACCCAAATAAAAAATCCCGAAACCGTTATGCAGGCTCTAACTATTACCTGCGAACTGTTTCGGGATTGCATTTTACAGACCTCTCAGCCTGCGATGGTTGGAGTTCCAGACGATACGTCGAAGTGACCAACTAGGCGGAATCGGTAGTAAGCGCCGCCTCTTTTTATCTCACTACCACAACGAGCGAATTAACCCATCGTTGGGTCAAATTTACCCAACTTTATTCAAAAAGTCAATATCATGCCGTTAATATGTTGCCATCCGTGGCAATCATGCTGCTAACGTGTGACCGCATTCAAGATATTGTCTGCGATTGACTCTTCCTTGTGGCATTGCACCACCAGAGCGTCATACAGCGGCTTAACAGTGCGTGACCAGGTGGGTTGAGTAAGGTTTGGGATTAGCATCGTTACAGCGCGATATGCGGCGCTTGCTGGAATCCTTGAATAGCCGACACCTTTGCATCTTCCGCACTCTTTCTCAACAACTCTCCCCCACTGCTCTGTTTTTGCTATATCAACCGCGCGGCCTGTACCGTGGCAATCTCTGCATCTTGCCCCCGGCGTCGCGGCACTACGGCAATAATCCGCATAAGCGAATGTTGCGAGCACTTGCAGCACCTTTGCCTTAGTATTTCCTTCGAGCTTTGCCACACCACGGTATTTCCCCGATACCTTGTGTGCAAATTGCATCAGATAGTTGATAGCCTTTTGTTTGTCGTTCTGGCTGAGTTCATGCTTACCGCAGAATGCAGCCATTCCGAATCCGGCTTGTGATTGCGCCATCCCCATAGCAGCCATCACATCAGTACCGGAAAGAGAGTCAGAAGCCGTGGCCCGTGGTGAGTCGCTCATCATCGGGCTTTTTGGCGAATGAAATTTAGCTACGCTTTCGAGTCTCATCGTCTTCCCCCCTCTTGCCCTGTTTGACCATCAGGACGCCGTTAACTATTACGTGACGCTCGCCTTTTCTGTCTCGGTTGTACTTGAGCACTGTTCCTCTTGCGCAGGAAAGCATCCTCGCCACTTCGGTCTGATTGCCTCGTGCCTGTATAAGCAGTTCTGGTATCGTTTGAATTGTGGCGTTCATACGTTCTCCAGTTCGGTGATTTTTATTCCAAGCCGTCCGCCTGGTACTTTCACACCACGAATTACGCGAATGTCATCGAATTGCTCGTCGTCTTCCGCAAATCCGGCGTGGATAAGGGAGTCGAGTAAACCTTTCAGGATGTTATCGAGGTCGCGGCGGCGGGAGTCTGGAACGTCTGCGATGACTTTGATGCGGAGTCGTGATTTGGTGAAAATGTCTAACTTAAGTTGGCGGATGATTTGCTGAACGTCTTTTCGGTATTTCTGGCCTTTATCGCTGATGTAGTATTGGCTTCCTCGTCTTCGCCAGTAGGTATTCACCGACGGCGG